GTTAACTAATATGGTACTTTCAGCAGACCAAGTGCCTTTTGATGCAGACGGAAATGGCAAACTAGAGGGTGCAGAATTAAACAACTATACTGCTTCTATCCTTGCAGGTATAGCATCAAGCAACACTGCTAGCACTGGTCCAAAGTCTGGTACAGGTGTATCAACAGTCAAGACTAAGTTAACTACAGAATCAGCACGCGCCCTTATGGAGGCCGCTGCAGAAGCAAACGGCTACATGGGCAAGTTCTCAACTGCAGATATTACGCAGTTCATGAACGAATTTGATGCTGAACAAGCACGTCAGATTGAAAAGGTAGTAACATCTACTGCTTCAAAGACAACGCCTGGCGCAACACCAGAAGCGGTTACAGCAACCTCAGAAAGCGTTGCTAAGACAGAATACCCATCATTCTTTAAGCCAGCACAGTTTGCATCTGACTGGGTATGGAATAAGATTAGTTTTGCAGACGATAAGACACTTGCTGCAAAGAATCTTGCTATACTATCTCAGGTTCGAGGTATAATTGACAAGTTCCAACTTATGGGTGTATCTGATGCCGAGGCAAAGGCTGCTGCAAAGCAGATTGCAATGGGCAAAAAGACAATTGCTGACTATACAGTAGAACTCCAAAAGAAGGCTTCTGTTGAGTATCCACAGTTTGCAGATAGATTCGCTAAGGACCCAACCCTAACAACTTATGATATTGCTTCCCCTATTATAAATATGGTTGCAAAGACACTAGAGGTTGACCCTTCTACAATTAAGATGGACAATTCAATTGTTCTGGCATATACACGTTATGCTGGCGCAGATGGTAAAGGTGTACCACCATCATACTATGATTTACTACTTAGGACTAAGCAATTGCCAGAGTACCAGAAGACCCAACAAGCAAATAACGAAGCACGTGATAGCGCAACATCACTTGCTAAGTCGTTAGGATTTGGACTATAATGGCGCAATCAGCGGCACAGAAAGCAGCAGCAGCAAAGACACAGCACGCAGCAGCAGATAATGCAGCAACTGCAAAAGCAGCAGCAGCAAAAGGGACAGCGTTTAAAGCGGCAAAGGCTAAAGAAGATGCTTATATTGCATCATTTGAAAACCCAATTACAAGTCAATATGACCCACGTATTGCAGAGAATGCTGGTCTTGACCCTGAAAGAATAGGGACAATGACTGGAAGCGGAACTCCGCCAGAGAAAATAGTAGAGCCTGAACCTACTAAATTTCCAAAGTCTGGAACAGTTTTACGTTATAAGCCAGGAAGCAAAAGTGGAACTCGCATTCCAGTATATGCTGATGGCAATGGTGGAGAGTTTGACGGAGAAGAATCAAACGACCCAACAAATCCAGGACCTACTGGGTTCACAGATACTGGTACTATAACTCTTGCTAAAAATACATTTGCAAATACTCTTGCTTTATTAATAGGCGAAACTGAGGCAGGTCAACCTTGGGTTGACGAATTGCGTGAACTTGCACAGGGGTTTATTAATACTGGTTCAAGTGTTGAAGAAGCAATAAACCTTGCCTTGCGCGATGCTAAGGCTAAAGGAAAAGCAGGTAAGTTTGTAACTCGTTTTAGTGCAATCTTTAAATTGCAAGATAGACTCAATGCTGGAGAAACAGTACAGGTCCCATCTATTGCGGACTATGTTAAGTCAGAACAAGCACTTGGAGATGTATTCCGCTCTGTTGGTCTAGGGGACTTAGCAACTCAAGATATGGCTGCAAAGATTCTTGGAGATGCAAACAAGTCTGTATCAGAAGCAACAGACATAATTAATAATGTTTTTATGGCAATTGATAATGCTCCAGGAGCACTTGGTGCTGACTTAAAGACATACCTTAACAAGGGTCTTGACAGAACCTCTATTGCTAAAGCATTACTAACTGGTAAAGAAGGCGCTCTTGAACTTACAAAGAAGGTTAAGAGCATTGAGCAGTTATCTGCTGCCAAATCACAAGGTGTAGGAATTAGCCTAGAAGAAGGTGCAGACCTTGCAGCAATGGGTGCCGACTACGGAACCTCACTTGGTAAGTTTGCCGAAGTTAAACGACTAGAACGTGGACAGTCACTTGGTCGTATGAGCAACATTGACTTTACTCAACAAGAAGCAATTGCTTCACAGTTTGCTGGTAACGCTGCTGCAGATGAAAAGATTCGCAAGATTAAAGAAGAAGAAATGAATCGATTTAGCGGAGCATCTGGAAGACTAGCATCACAAAGCCGAGCACAAGGCTTAATCTAAAATAGAATCCTGAACGGACCCATCGGCCCCGTCAGAGTAATAGACCGATAGCAAGAGCCAGCCTAGTTCCCCGACTAGTCACTGAGGCTTGCGACTACAACGAATAGAAGGGTGGTTGCTATGAGCAACAACTACTGGGATGACGAAGACGACGAACTAGATACCGAAATGGAAACACCAATGGACGGAAGCGACCTCTTAAAGAAGTTGCGTAAAGCCAAGCGTGCAGATGAGAAGCGTATTAAGGACCTCACAGAGCAACTCGAGACTTTGTCCAAAGGACAGCGTGAGAGAATCGTCAAAGAAACCCTAGAAAAGAAAGGTGTCAATCCTAAAGCAATTCGCTTAGTCCTCAAGGACTTGGATGACGTTAACGAGGAGTCAGTGAATAACTGGCTCGATGATAACGCAGACTTGTTCGGACTGCAAACGCGACAGGATGCGCCCGAAGTAAACAGCCAAAACCGTGCAGCATTACGCCAGCAAGATTTGGTTACTCAGGGTGCAATAACACCTGACAGAGCCGAAGATATGTCGATGAGAATTGACAACGCAGAATCTGCGGAAGAAATCATCAACATGATTTACGGTTCACAAAACTAATCATAGTTTCTAACTACTAAAAAAGGAAATAACCTACATGGCTAACGCATATGTATCATCAGATTCCGCCTCTCTCGGCGGTACCGTTGGTAGTGCTGGTTTAGTACAGAAGGCTTATGACCGACTTCTTGAATTCGCTCTACGTTCAGAGCCACTAATTCGTTCAGTCGCAGATAAGCGTCCTGCTAAGCAAAGCATTCCAGGTTCAACAGTTGTTCTACAACGTTACGTTGACCTATCAGCAGCAACAACTGCACTCACAGAAACAACAGACCCAGATGCAGTAGCAATGTCTACACCAACATCAGTTACAATTACTCTTAACGAGTACGGTAACTCTGTTCTTGTAACACGCGCTTTGGAACTATTCAGCCTCGCTGACGTAGACCCAGCAATTGCTAACATCATTGCATTCAACCTTGCAGATTCAATTGACGCAGTAGCAATGGCAACATTGCGTGCTGGTACAAACGTAATCTACTCAGGTTCAACAGCAACATCAACAGCAACAGTAACTGCTGCTGCAACACTATCTTCTGCTAACATCCGCAAGGCTGTTGCGAAGTTGCGTGCAGGAAAGTCAGTAGCCCGTAAGGGTTCACTATACTGGGCTGGACTTCACCCAGAAGTTTCACACGACCTTCGTGCTGAGACAGGTTCTGCTGGATGGCTTCTTCCTAATCAGTACGGTTCTTCACAGGACCGCATCTGGGCAGGAGAAATCGGTACATACGAAGGTGCATACTTCGTAGAGTCACCACGCCTATACAGCGCAACAGACGGTGCTTCATCTGCAAAGGTGTACCGCACAATCATCGCTGGACAGCAAGCGCTTGCAGAAGCAGTTGCTGAAGAGCCACATGTAGTCATCGGACCAGTTGTCGACAAGTTGATGCGTCACCGCCCAATGGGTTGGTACGGCGTACTTGGCTTTGCTCGCTACCGCGAAGAAGCACTATACCGAATCGAATCAGGTTCATCAATCGCATAGTTGATTGACGGTTGAGCAGGGGGAGTAATCTCCCTGCTTAGCAGTAAATCCATTAGAAGGAGAATCATGGCAAACTGGACATTCACGACACCGTACGTATTAGAAGGTCCATCTGGCGGACACAGGTTGTTTTACTTTGCAAAGTTACGCAAAGGCATTACAATCATTAAACTTGATGGAGAATACTTCCAAACTCGTTATCCAGTAGATGAAGACCTAACTGAATACCAAGAAGTATATCGTGGTGGTTACGAACATACAGTAGATGATGCAACTAAAGCAGCACTTATTGCTGGTGGAGTTGACGTCACAGAAGCAAACTTTACAGCACAGTAGGAGATGAAATGGGACTACATCAAATACGAACACATCCTGAATATGTAGAGGGATGTTTCGGGTGCAAGGCACTTGGTCTTGAACTTGGTACAGGAGATGCAACTAGAGACATTTCAGATAAGAAATGGACCTCAGAGTTACAAGCATACCGAGATGCTAAGGCTCAAGGAATTCAACCAGGAGGCACATCACGTGCTCACGTTGAAGCAGCCTATGCTGCATCAGTAACATTAGGTACAGCCTACAATTCAGAGACAATGCCTAAAGCAAACCAGATAACTAAAAAAACCGCCGAAGTTATGAAAGAGATTGGACAAGTATAATGTCAGCAAAAGGTGAGAAGTACACATCTAAGAAGGCAATGAAGAAGCATGAAGGCTCAGAAGGAATGAAAGAGCGCATGATGGAATATGGTCCTAAGAAGGCTGTAAAGAAAACAGCCAAGCGCGTAGCAAAGAAGTCTTCAATGGTCCGTAAGAAGGGGATGTAATTATGGCATCGTATCTAGAGAATTTAATCAAAGAAGCCAAGCAGTATGCTAACGCTAGAAATAAAACTGGCGAGAATTCTGCCAAGGGAAGTTCATACCCACCAAACTCTATGGCTGATGGTGGTATGGGTCGCGAGTATTATAGAGCCCAAGCAAATGCTGCTCGTAAGCAAGAAGATTCAGCGTTTGGTCAGATGTTTGGAGCATTGCTTCAGGGTCGTCGTTATGATGACAAGACAGGCAAGTTAGTAAAAGCAAAGAAGAAGTAAAGGGATAAAGAATTGAAAGACTCAAGACTAACTCGGGCTGGTGTATCAGGTTTTAACAAGCCTAAGAAAACACCAAGCCACCCTACTAAGTCACACGTTGTTGTGGCTAAGGTAGGTAGCCAGGTTAAGACCATACGTTTTGGACA